TTATATTTCAAAAGACGACGCTCGTATGTTAGAGGTTGGGGTATTCAATCCCTCATTCGTAAATGAAGAATATACAAAATGGATTAAAGAATTAAGCGGTTATTATTACGCTAACGAGCAACCACCAAAAGAAAAAGAAATTATTTTTGATGAAGAATGGGGGAAATTTACTTTGAATTGGAAAGTGTTATATTCAAGTTATTTGACAAAAATTTACGGATACAAAGACCAAGAAGAAGTAAGACAGATGTATCAGCCGTTAGCGGAAAGTTGGAATAGAGTTTTGTCAAGGGTTAAAGGCGGAAAGGATATGACGAAAGATAATTTGGAAAAGATTAAAGCCATTAAGGATTGGGGATTTGATTATGAAGAGATAATTGAAAAATTAAAAGTTAATTGGGAAAAAGAAAAGGAACAAAAAGAGGCGGATTTAGAAATTGAGTTAAAAGGTTAAAAGTTAAAAGATAAATATGGAAATAAAAAAAATAAATAAAAACTTCTACCAAATATTAGTCGAACCTATCTGTACAGTGCTTCTTGATGAGTATTTAATGAAGAAGGCATTAAAAATTTTATACAAATATCAAAACGAAATGGACGCTTTGCTTCAAAACAATCCAGAACATCTTATAAAAGAGGAGTGGTCTTTGGTATATCCAAACGGAGAACAAACAGCTTTTTATGGAACAGACCTAAAAAAGCCTAAAAAAATAAGAACACCAAATTTTAAAGTTAGGAAAATAGAAAATCTATTTTATATTGGGGAGAGAGATATTTATAGTGATGAGGTTAGAGAAGAAATTACAAAACTAATGGAATTAGAAACTGACGAAAACAGTAGAAAGGAAAAAAAATAAAAAACAAAACTAAAAACAAATAGGATTTTAATTTAAAGTTAAAAAATAATTATGAAAAAAATAATTTGTGAATTCTTTGGCTCTTATTTTTGTAAAGAAATTAGTATTAATGAATATACAAGAGGAGAATTTTATATTGCTATATCAAATATAATGCTTCTTACATTAAAAACTTTTTCAAGAGGAAAAATAAATGAAAACTTTAATAATAATATTAAAAAATTGGTGTTTAGAAAAGATAAAGAAGATGTTTTTCGTCTTATAGGTTATAAAGATTAAAAAAGATATTTTAGAAAAGGTAATTGAATTTATTGAAAAGTTAGAAGTTAGAAAATAAAAATACCTATTGACAAAAGTTATAAATTATTTTATAATTAAAATATATGATAAGAAAATTTGATTTTGAGACAAATAGAAAAAAATCTAATTGGAAAGTAAGGGCAATGATAGTTTTAGTTTTGTTAGGATTATTAACTTTTGGATTTTATAAGGCTTTACAGGAAATAAATAATTGGTTTGCTACTCACTACTTTAAGTTTAATCCGATTATTGAATTAAAGATTAATAAACCGATTGAGATTAGAAAAAGAGAAATTGAAATTAAACAAGTGATTAAAGAGGTGAAAAATCTTCCTGAACCGAAAACTACATTAGAGAAATATATTTGTGATAAATTTGGAGTTGCGGATTGTAAGATTGCTATTGCGGTAGCAAAAGCAGAAAGTGGATTGGGCGAGACTAAATATCACGTTAATAAAGATGGTAGTATTGATATTGGAATTTTTCAGATTAATTCAGTTCATTGGAGTAAGCCTGGTTGTAGTCCGAAGGAATTATTTGACGCTTATAAAAATGTAGATTGTGCTTATAAAATTTGGGAAAAACAAGGGTGGACGCCGTGGGTGGCTTACCAATCAGGAAGTTTTATTAATCATTTGAAATAATATGGAGAAAACAAAAAATTTTTACAATCCAAAATATAAAATTGGGACAACTGTTTATCACGTTGATAATTGTGGAAAAATTATAAAAACGAAAATTGTAAAGATACTATCTTATCAGTCAGAAAATGGTTTTGAGTATGATTATTGGTGCGATAATTACGGTTCATTTAAAAAGGTTGGTGAAAGGTATTTTCTTGAAAAAGAAAAAGCAAAGAAATCTTTATCGAGAATTATTAAAGAAGAGATTGAAAGACGAGATATGGCTATTAAATTGCTTGAAAAAGAAAAAAGGAAATATCAAAAATTATTAAAAGTTAAAAGTTAAATTTAAATACTATGGCAGACGATTTAATTTGGGATGAAAATGAGGTCTGGAATGAAATTAAAAGTTATAAAGACCAAAAAAGTGAATTTTTGAAATTTAAAGATGGAGTAAATAAATTGGAATTAAAATCCCGCCAGGGCGGATTATTTACTCATTATATTAAAAATTTAGGAACTGTTATTTGTAAAGGTAAAGATTGCTTTTTTTGTGAGAAGAAAAGTAAAAAAAGAAGAGAAATTTACTATTTTGCTAATTTAAATGACGAGATGGGATTATTGAGATTACCAGTTTCTATTTTTATTAATATTTTAAATTTAGTTAATGAGAAAGTTTATGATAAGGTTAATTCTCCCAGAGATGCTATGTGGATTATTATTAAAAAAGGTGAAGGACGGGAGACTAAATATACTACTTCATTTGGAGCATTGGTAGAGGTTAACGAAAATGAAGTTAAAGAAAATACCGATAAAGTAAAAAAATTTTTGGAAAGATATAAAGAAAAATTAATTAGTAGATATGATGAATTTGTTAGTAAATTTAATCAAGGTAAAAAAGAAACGGTTGAGAATGAAGAAGTAATACCAGAACCGACCGAAGCAGAAAATCAAGAGGAAATTGACCCAGATGAGATACCATTTTAAAAGTTTTAATATATTAAAATGACGACTATTGTAATTTTTATTTTGGTTTATATTTTAGGATTTTTTGTTGGAATGATATTTACAAGGGCAATGATTTTAAGAATTATAAAAAGAATGTTAGAAGATAAAAAAGATTTTGATAAACGAAATATATGGAAAATTATCAATTAAATTTAATTAAAGAAGTAGAAAAAGAGGGTAAAAAGGCAAAGGTTTATGAGGTTGTTTATAAAGATAATGATTACCCGAGAAAAATTGGAAAATTAAAGGTAGCGAAAACTTATAGAACATTTTTAAAGGAAGTAGATTCAACGAAGCATAAGATGAGATTGTTTAATGCTTATGGAATACAAAAAGATTTTTTTGATAAGTATTTAAAAGGTAAAAAAGGAAAAATTTTTATTTATGAAATTGATTTAAACCGATATTTAGAAAGTGATATTAAAGATTGGGAAGAACACGGAAAATATGCTAATTATGGAAGCGGGAGACAAATGTTTTTGTCATTAAATTATTTTAAAAGTTTTAAAGCAATAATATGAATCAAATAATAAAAAATATAAGCCATTTACAAAATAAAGAGGCTTTTGATTATTATCAAAAATTAGTTTTTTTGAGACGAAAGCAAGGTGAGGTAGCGTTAGAGATAGGAAGAGTATTAAAGGAAATAAAAGAAAAGAAACTTTATAGATATTTAGGCGAAGGTGGTTATGATGACTTCTTTCAGTTTTTATCCGACCCTGAAATAAGTATGAATTATAATACCGCAAGCCTTTATATCCGAGTATATGAGTTTTATGTAGAGCAATTAAAATTAAATCCAGACGATTTAGCTTCTATCCCAATTAATAGATTAAATACTTTAAAAGCTAAATTGGAAAAAACAGAGAGTAAAGAAGAAATACAAGAATGGTTGGAAAAGGCAAAAACATTAGGAAGATTAGATTTTGAAAAAGAGATAGAGGAGGCCAAAATAACAAAGCCGAAACCTGTTGTATTGACAAGATGTAAAAACTGTGGCAAAATTAAAATAGTTATAAATTTACCTAATGAAATATGTCAATGCAGATAAGTTTGAGACAATTACCAAAATTTTTAGAGGAAAATTATGGCATTCTTGTGTCATATTTGACCGTGTGGTCTTGGATAAAGAAATTTGATTTTGAGGATTTAACGCATAAGATAGAGTTTAACGGAAAAACATATAGATTTTTTGAGCCTAATGATGTAGCAATTTTAGTGGAAAGATTAAAGAAACTATACCGAGAAAAAAAGATTAAATTTAGATTAAAGAAAATTTAATATGCTTCCTAAAAGTAAAAAACAAAAAGGAAAACATTTGGAAAAGTGGGTGGCCGGGGAATTAAAAAAGATTTTTGGATTTGTTTATAGCCGAGCCGATAGTGGAAGCGGTAAATTTCATAAAGAAGATATTACTTTACCAGATGAAATCCCTTTTCATATTGAATGTAAAAATCAAAAAGATAAGAATTTAAAAGAATGGTGGAAACAGACTTATGAGGCTTGCGCTTCAAGTAAGATACCAGTTTTAATCTATAAATTGAATTATCAGAAAGTCCCGACAGTGGTAATGAATGCAGCGGATTTTTTAGACTTTTTAAGTGGAAATTTTAAGACGAGAAATGTTGACTTTATGGAAAATTGGAAAAGATTTAGTGATATTAGTTTTTTAATTGAATTTAGTTTTAGCGATTTTTTTAATATATTAAAATACCACTATAAAGAAAAATACAAAATTGAATAATAACTATGCGAGAAGTAATTGAAATTTTAGCGAATAAGAATTTAAAGATAAAAGATTTTGTTTATTTTAGATTAGACGAAGACCGAGAAGATGTAAAGGATTTAAAAAAGTATTTAAATGTTAAACAAGGCAATTTTGTTTTAATAGTTGCTTTAAAGAAAAATAAAATATGAAAATTCAAGAAAAAATAGTTAGAGATTATATTTTGGGCGAAAAAGATTGTAAAATAAGAATGACTTTAATTGATAAAGATTTTATTGAAATAAAAACTTATAACGAGCGAGATGAATTTGTTTTTAATAATGAATATACCGAAAACACGCTGGATAAATGGGATAGGGTTTTATCTTTAATGAAAGAAGCGGTTAAAATAGCAAGGAAAAAATTACAAGAGTATGAAAGGAATCGTAGGTAAGTTTGTATTGATATTAGTTATCAGTCAAGCGTTTGCGATTGTTTTTATATTAGGAATGTTGTTTGCGCCGTGTAGGTGTAAATAATTAAAAAAATATGAAAGATTTAGATTCAATAAACGTAGTTTATGTTGATATTAATGAGTTAAAACCTGCTGATTATAATCCTCGTAAATTTAGTAAAAAACAGTTTAATGAGTTAAAGGAAAGCATTAGTAAGTTTGGTTTAGTCGACCCGTTTATTGTTAATTATGCGGAAAATAGAAGAAATGTAATTATAGGTGGTCATTTTAGATGGCAGGTAGCAAAGGAATTAGGGATTAAAAAAGTTCCTGTTGTTTATGTAAATATACCAGATATAGAAAAAGAAAAAGAGTTAAATTTAAGATTAAATAAAAATTTGGGAAGTTGGGATTGGGATAAATTTAAAAATTTATTTAAAGAAAATTTAATTAGCGAGGAATTATTAAAAGGAATAGGTTTTGATATTTATGAAATTGCGAAGATAGAAGATAAACCTGTTTTTTATACGAAAAAATATACTACACCTGTTTACCAGCCTGTTGGGAAAAAGGTAATTATTAAAGATTTATATGATGATAGTAAAGCAAATGAATTGATAGAGGAAATTGAAAAAAGTAAGATAGAGCCAGAATTAAAAAAATTTTTAAAAATAGCATCTTATAGGCATGTTTATTTTAATTATGGGAATATTGCTGAATTTTATGCTCAATTAAAAGATGAAAAAATAAAAGAGTTATTTAAAAAAAATGCTTTGGTTATTATTGATATAGATGATGCTATTGAAAAAGGTTGGGTTAAAATGGTTAAAGAAATTATAAATGAGGTAGAAAATGAGTATGAATGAGTTTTGCGTTTTTATTATATCGTATAAGAGACCAGATAGGGTTTTAACGTATAAAACATTGAGAAAACAAGGGTATACAGGAAAAATTTATATTATTGTTGGTAGTGATGATAATATGGTTGATGAGTATAAAAAAAAATTCAAAGATGAGGTGATTGTTTTTAATAAAAATGATTATGATATAGATTTGGTTGATAATGAATTTAATGATAAGATAACAGGTTCGTTTGCGAGAGTGGCTTCGTATGATATTGCTAAAAAATTGGGTTATAAGTATTTTTTACTTTTAGATGATGATTATGAAGGGTTTTATTTTATGTGTGATAGTAAAGGAAGGTTTAAACATTTAAAGATTAAGAATTTAGATAAGGTATTTGATATTTTTTTTGAGTTTTATAAAAATTGCGAGAATATAAGTTATTTATCTTTTGGGCAGATGGGCGATTTTATTGGGGGGAAAAGTACTTTTGATGAATTTATTTTTGGAAAAAGGGGAAGGATGGTAAGGAAGAGTATGAATGTATTTTTTTCAAGTGTTGATAGAAAGGTTAAATGGGTTGGACGGTTAAACGAAGATGTAAATACGTTTTTATATTGGGGGATGAAAGGTAAAATTTTTTTAACTAATTTTTTAATAAGTGTTTTACAAAAACTAACGCAGACTAATCCTGGTGGATTAAGTGAAAGTTATAAGAGCAGGGGGACTTATTGGAAAAGTTTTAGCAGTATTATTATTAATCCAGTAGCGGTTAAGATTAGTGTTATGGGTGTGGTTGAGAAAAGAATTCATCATAATGTTTTGTGGGAATATGCTGTGCCGTATATTTTGCCTGATAAATTTAAATAATTTTAATATATTATTTTTTTTAAGAGTTATGCGATAATATATTTATATGGAAAATAAAGAAGAAAATAAAAAAGGAAGACCAAAAATAGACTTAATGAAAGAATTTGAAAAAATTAAGCCTTATTTACAGGTTGGTTATAGTTTTCATAAAGCCTGTGTTTTAGGAAGGGTAAATTATACGACTTTGTATAACTATTATAAAGAAGATGAAGAATTTAGAAATATGGTTGAAAGAGAAAGAAGTTTAGTTAATGTTTTAGCAAGGCAGGTGATTATAGAAAAAATAAGAGATGAAAAAGATTCTAAATTGGCGCTTGAATGGTTAGACAGAATGGAAAAAGACGATTTTAGCAAGAGATTGGAGTTAGATTTGACAGACGAAAATGACGCTGGGGCAAAAGAATTGTTATTTTACCTTTTCAAAAAACAAAATCAAAATGGAGCAAAAGAATAATTTAAAATTAGAAACTATTTTATTTTTTGTAAAATTTTATGGATTGGAAGAGTTATATCTCCGCAGTTTTTAAAAAGAATGGAAAACCTTTTATCCCTACCGACGGACAGGTGAGAATATTTGAAGCAATACTTAATCCGAATTATCCTTTTGTTTGGATAAATGCTCCTACCCGATACGGTAAATCCGAAATATCCGCTATGGCTTTATTGATTGGTGCTGCTATTTTTAATTTAAAAATACCGATTGTTGGTGGTAGTTTAGATAAAGCGAATAAGATTATGGAGTATGTATTGGAACATATTGGTGATAACAAAGATTTATACGAAGGGTTAATTAATACCGATTTAAAAGATATTGAAGCGTTAAAGGTTCAAAGAAGTAAAAGTATTTTAAGATGGAGAGATGGCGGATGGATTTATATTACGTCTATTGAGCAAAAGAATTTAAGTAAAGAAGGTGAAAAGGTAGTTGGTGAAGGTGGCGATATTGTTTTTTTAGAAGAGGCTGGATTGATTAGGTCAAAAGAGCAATTTTCAAAGGTATTAAGAATGCCAGAGGGAAAAATTGCTAAATTGGTTATGGCTGGAAATTGTTTTGAGAATAGTATTTTTGAGGAGGCATATAAAGACGATGATTATTATAAAGTTAAAATTGAATTAGAGGAAGCTTTTAATGAAGGTAGATTAGATAGAGAAAGAGTGTTTAATTTTATCAAGCCAAAAATAACTTATAAAGATTGGTTAAGATTTTATGAAGGTAAGTTCCCGCAAGCGAATTTATATGGCTATTTTAAACCGCATAAATATGACTTTTTACCGCCATTAGATAAATTGAATATATTTGGTGCTATGGATTTAGCATTAGGGGAAAAAGAAGGGAAATTAACGGGAATTGTTGTTTTAGGAAAGCATAAGGAAACAGGGCAGATTTATGAGGTGGAAAGTATAGGAGAAAAAATGCTACCTGATGAAGCAATTAGGACGGTATTAAATTTACCGTATAAGTTTACGAGATTTGGAATTGAAGAAGTTCAATTTCAAAAATATTTTAAAGATATAATTGATAAAAAGTCAAAAGAATTAGGAAAGTATATCCCATTTACGGGAATTAAACAATCAATCAAAAAAGAGGAAAGGATTGAAAGTATGGAGCCGTATGTGAATACAAGACAGATTTTATTTAAAGGCGATAACGAATTATGGAATGAGATGATAAATTGGCCGAATGTAGAGTATAATGATGTTTTGGATGCATTGGAGATGGCATTTAGATTAGTTAAAGAAATTAAAATAGGTATTTACAGGTTATAATTTTTGCTAAAATTAAAATATATGAATATCATCAATAAAATAAAATCACTTTTTGGAAACGAAAGAGGCTGGAATTCATTTTTTATGTTTTCTAAATTTGATAGAAAATACAGCGATTACGATATGCTTCGTGGTTTGGTTTTTGCTTGTTTAAATGCTATTGCGAGTAAAGTAGGGACTATTAATTTGATATTGAGAAAAAGAAAAGATGATAAGATTGTAGAAGAGCATCCTATTTTGGATATGATAAGAAATCCCCATCCTTATATTACTTATTTTCAATTTTTATATTTAACTGCTTTTTATTTAGGATTGAAAGGTAAGGCTTTATGGTGGATTAAAGAAGGTGAAACGAAATCAAGGAAATTCTTGGTTCCTATTAGTCATCTTAATCCTGTATTAAAAATAGAAAATAACAAAATCTTTTATGAATTTATGTGGGGGAATGAAACTAAAAAATTGACTGATGAAGAAGTGTTAGATTTTAAAAGACCGCATCCGTTTAATCCTTTTGAAGGTTTAAGTGTATTAGAGCAGGCAAGATTAGAAGTAGAGGCAGATTTACAGGCAGTTGATATTTTTAAAGGATTTTTGAAAAGAGGAGCGGTTCCGTCAGGGATTTTAAAAACGAAAGGTGAGATGACGGAAGAAACTTATCAAAGGATAAAAAGTCAAGTTAATGAAGAATTTACCGGTGATAATAACTTCTTTAAGCCGATGGTTTTAGAAAATCTTGAATGGCAAAATATCACGATACCATTTAAAGATTTAGAATTTATAGAGCAAAGGAAATTTACAAGAGACCAGATTTTAGCGATATTTGGT